TGCAGATCACTGAGTACTTGACTCAGATCTCTTGTAGATCCTGTCAGCCTGGTTCCTATCCACAACTCTTAGCGAGTTCCGACTATCCATCTTGTCTTATTCATACTCTGGATGAGCAGATGCCTCTTTTCGTGAGATTAGAGGGGGCTTCTATGGTAGAAGCGTAATGGTAGCCATTCCCGCGTAAGTGGGAACGTGGAGGAGCTGGGGGGGGCCTGCGTGAATTCACAGGCACGTTGGTCCCCCCTTCCACATCCATAGGAGTAACGATGCGTAGCCGTACTAGGACATCAGATCGTAGCCTGCGTGGGGTGAAGACCTCAGCAGTTATGATCTGGGACGGGAAGAAGTGGGTGACAAACCCAAACCCGAACGTTCAAAACATCCAGTACAGCGCCTCGTTCTACGAGGAGACGCATGATGGGGTACACGACTGGCCCCCCTCGGGGGCCGACCGCGGAAGGGATATCGGCGGCGTCTTCGTCGCCGAGAAAAGGGACTGTCAGATGTCGACCAAAGAGGTCAACCTCTACTGGGCTACGTCTACTGCGAATTACACGCGGTATACTGGCCCTGTCCCTGCAGGTGGTTACTCAATTGGTAGTCTTGGCAACAGTAGCACTGAGTCTCAACTCAACGCTGCCGGCGCCACGGCCATCTCTCGAGCCATACCAACTGCTCCCGCAGCAAACGTTTCCGTCATGCTTGCTGAGCTCTTCCGTGAGGGAGTGCCAGCAGCAGTCGGGTCTACCCTTCTGAAGAACAGGTTCCGCGACTATAGAGATATAGGCGGGGAATACCTGAACTATCAGTTTGGGTGGAAACCCATTGTATCTGACCTAAAATCCGTCTCGAAGGCGATCATGGACTCGCAAGAGATCCTTGATCAGCTGGAGAGGGACAGCGGGCGATACGTTAGGCGGAAGTTTGCCTTCCCATCTGTTACTCAGTCGTCCACCAGCTCTGGTGGTAGCGTAGGACATCCTGTCCAAAGCTACACACCATCTGGCATGATCTGGAATGCAGATTCCTGGCGACGAGATACTACCTTCTCACAAAGAAGGTGGTTCTCTGGCGCGTTTACCTACCATTTCGAACAACCAACATCCGTTGGTGGTCGAATGAGGAGTGCGGCTCAAAAGGCCCGCATTCTTTATGGGTTGGATTTAACGCCCGAAGTCGTTTGGAACCTGACTCCATGGTCATGGATGGCGGACTGGGTTGCGAACGCTGGAGATGTCATGTCCAACGTTTCGCGATTCAGCCGTGACGGCTTGGCGATGAAGTATGGGTACATAATGGAACAATCTGATTGGTCCAGTACCTATGCGTTAACGAATGTGCTTTGCTCACCCTTCTGGGGTGCTAGCGCTGCACAACGCATTCGCGTTGACCCGGTGACGACAAGTACTAAGTCGTACAAGATTCGTCAACCGGCATCGCCCTACGGATTCGGCCTTACTGGCGAGGATTTCGATCCTCGTCAATGGGCCATCCTGGGTGCTCTAGGAATCTCTAGAGGTCCCACCACGTTGTGAATCTCTCGATTCACATCTGGCCTGTTTCGTACAGGTGATTCATCAGTAAATGGAGCTCTG